GCCACTGCCACGCTCTATCATTCTCGTATTGTGCCTGTTCGTCATCTGATCTAGTGCGATACGTGCCGCCGTTCGGATCACATGGTAGGCCGTTAACGTCGCATTCGCGCCGCGCTCTCGCGGCCATTGCTTGTATTGTGCTCATTGTGTCACCTCCATGTTGTGCGCCTCAATCTCGGCGCGGGTAAAAATAGCGCGATACACGCCGGCATGATGTAACAGAAAATCGGCGTATCGCTTGGCCTCTTCGTACTGCTCAAAATAATGCCCGTTGCAATAGTACATGTTAGATCCTCCCTTTAAATACAATCGAATATTGCAAGGATAACGCCACACCATATGAGCGCAATTAGGATAAACCCTAATAAATCCACAATGTACGAATATAAAATTCTAAGCATGTTTAGCCCCTATTTTGATTATTTGAAAATGATCTAGCACGAAAGCGCGGATCTCGTTGAGCTCGCGCGCGATACTGTGGCCGCTCTCTTGATTTATAGATCCAAGGCCATGCCATGCGCGCCGCGCCTCATGATACGTGAGCTCTATACTTTGGCCGCGCCATGATAGATCTATGGCCTTATGACCGGCCGCGAGATATACGGCGGCCATTCTCATAATGAGCGCATGCGACGGCGGCCGCTTGCTGTTTAATTGAATTGTCGCGATATTGTGCAAGGTGCTCATGATCAGGCCTTTATTAGTTTGAAGGGTTTATCATATTGGCCTATATTGAGGTGCATATAGTAGGCCGTATCAAAATAATCTATTTGTGCTTCGCTCTTATCATAGTATCCGGCGGCCTTGAGCGCCTCGGCGGCCTCGCTTAATATCTCGGCGGCCTCACCGGTAAAGTGCTCGCGGATCCAATAGAGATTGACTGGCAAATAATCCCAAGGCCGGCCACTTATTGGCGGGTATTTATTCGCGCTCTTGGCTGCAAAATTGCCAAGAAAATCCACCGGCGCCGCGCTTATCGTGCAATGTATTGCCATATTGTCGCGCACTCTTAAACTGTATTTAATGCCGCGCGGCTTTAATACTTTATCCAGCGCGGCCTTAATTACCTTCTTTTTATCTTGATTCATATAGGCCATGATTTAACCCTCCAGTAAGTTTACAAGGCGGCATTCTATACGGCCGCCAGTTAAGCGCGCGAAGGCCTTGGCCTTGCGCATTGTATAAAATGGCGCGTTATAATCGGCGCCATGGTGCCGGTAAAACACTATAAAAGGCGCGCGCATTATGCCGCCGCCATTATTGGAATAAAGCGGCCGGCAAGTGATCCATGCGCGATAATGACCGGATCCGCGCGGCGGCTATTTATCCCGCCGTCGCATGCGCCGCATTCTGTGCACAGTTTGCGCTTATTACCTTCGGCGCTCGCGGGGCAAATAAATTCACCGGCGGCCATTGCTTCATTTTCGGCGCGTACCCTGAATGTACGATAGCCGGCGGCCTTGGCGGCGGCGCGCTCGCTCGCGTTATCGGCGGAGGCCATGCATAGCGCCATAATATCGGCGCTGGCCTTGCCGGTTTGCCATTGGTGCGTATAGCCGGTACGGCCTTGCGCCTTGGCTAATAGCGTATGCCATACGTTAGCCGGTACGGCGGCCGGATCACCATATGTACCCAAGCGCACCATGCGGCCGGCGGCGGCATTTTGCGCGGCCAAGATATTGGCGGGATAATTGCCGGCCACAATGGCGGCCGCGACGGCGCGCGCGCCTTGGCCTAGGTTTACATAACAGGCGCCGCCGGTGCCGCGCCTATGCTTACAATCGCCGCATATGCTAGCGTCCAATAAATCGCGCGCATTATCTACTGGCGAGCGGCCGTTATCCACTAGAATATAGGTTTGCACCATATTGCCGGTTTTTACATTACTACTATTAGTAAGCGCCACTACTACAATCGGCGCGCCGTCCAGCATAGAGGCGCCGCGATAAATAACATAGCCGGCCGGCTTTTTAATTGATTTTGACATGATGATAGATCCTCTCATTAGTTAATAAAATATTGATTGTTTATTACATTGCACTTAATGCCATTCGGAAATACTGTATTAAGCGCGGCAATATATCCGGATATAAAACAATCGTATTCTTTAGATCCTACACAATACAATTGACTGGCCGCGTCCATGGCGCCGATAAACTGATCACCTGATTTTAGGCCGCCGGCCATATTGGCGCCGGCCTCAATTGCTACTATTAAACTATCGTATTTGTTTGACATGATGATAAATCCTCTCAATATATGGCGGCACAATTGCCGCGCACCTAGTGATTTTCGCCGGCCTGTTTAGCATGTCAACAAATAAAAACCCTAATAGGGTTTACCCTTAGAAAATCGAGATCTCGGCGCGGCAATACTATCGCCTTAAATCTTGGAATAATCGCGCCATGGCCTTATTAACGGCCTTATAATTGATTTTCATATTGTGGAATGATACGGCGCGAGCTGCTCGCATAATTGGCAATATGGCGCGCACCTCCCAGCCTCACCGCTCGCGCACGCGTGCACCACATTGGTGCATTGCCTCGCCGCCTCATTGGCCGCGCCTACTCATGCACCACATTGGTGCGCTGGCCTAAGTGAGTGAGCGCTCACATCGGCACGCGCGCCCCGATGCACCACATTGGTGCACTGGCAGACTGGCACGCTGGCCTATGCACCAAAATGGTGCACAAGCATGCTTTGGCCGAAGTGGGTGCTCACTTACAAACCGACCACCCTAATTGCAGACCCCCCTCCCCGGGCCGGCGGGCCCCTGAGAAAACCTGAGTTTTTGTAATTTTTTACCCATGGGTTGCACCCACCCCCTTTTTTAAAATCGAAGTATGGCAATTGCCAGGGTTGTGCCATACTTGCACCCTAATTTTTTTGTAAAATTTTTCTTTACAAATCAATATGTTAACAGCCGCATATGGGTTTGAAGTATGGCAATCGTTGTAACCCTTTGATTCATAACAGAAATTTGGCTCAAAAACACGCTAAAAATAGGCCAATTGCCATACTTGCCACACTTCTTTTGCTTTTTTATTTTTTAAATTGGAAAAATAAAAAACGAATAGTAGAGAGTAATATTGGTTTTTACCCTGGCAAGTGTGGCAATCGCTTGTAACGTTTTGATTTGATTGGGTTTTTCTAAAAATCGAAGTATGGCACAAGTGTGGCACAACCCTGGCAAGTGTGGCACCCCAAAATTTTTTTTGCAAAAACACAACAAAATGCGTATTAGTGAGAGTATGAACAAATACGTTTACCAAATACAAGGCGCATTGGAAAATCCGCCGGGCAAGCTAAGAGGCTTGCGTGTACTGGTTTGCGATTTGTATAATTTTGATTCGGTAGACGTATCAATTGGTTTGTTAGATAAAGAGACAATTAAATATCTTGAGTTCCGGCTTAGTATTACCGCCGAGGCTCTTAATATCCAGCGCCTACCAGTAGGAATCCAAAATAAAATACGCATTCCGTTAGGGAAATGGCTGGACCAATGGGTCCTTGATAACTTTTATGGCAATATTAGCGACAGAAAGAGTGTTAACCCTCGATTATTGGAAGATGGCGGGGGACATTCGTGAAGGCGATATCCTTTTTGATAGACTAGGCAACCCAGTGCGCGTTAAGCTGGTTCAACAATACCGCGCACTAAACTGCTACGAAGCCCAATTTGCTGACGGCCTAACTGTGGCCGGCGACGCCCACCTCAAATTACCAATTGAAACCGAGAATTATCGCAAGCAGGTGCGTAAGTACCAAGGCAAGAAGAAGTTTCGGCGTCAACTTGACCCTGTTCCTGTCTCCTTGCTGCTAGACAAACCACTTACTGGTAGAGAAAAGCGCAAAGAGTTCTCTGTTCCGACTGCCGGACCACTACAGTTTCCTCACATTGACCTTCCTGTTCCGCCGTTTGTATTTGGATTTTGGTTTTTTAACCGCAGATCCACTGGCAAACTATTGCCGCCGCCAGAATTTAGGGACATAGTCAAAGAAAAGTTGCAAGATTTTGGTTATCAGCCATCACATCACAAGGAATTTACTACTAGCCCGACCATTGTGTCACATCTTGTGCCCAATGTGCCGTATAAAATTCCGAACAACTATCTTCTTGGCTCGCCGGAGCAGCGTCATGAACTGTTGGCTGGCATTTTGCATTCTAAAACCAAGCAATACAATGCGCGCCTAAACAAGTTTCGGTTTACTAGTCGACGAAAAGACTTAACCGCGCAAGTGCAGTACCTTGCTGAGTCCCTTGGATGTAAAACCAAGATGATTCATGACGAGACCAAGAATTATTACACCGTGTTTATCAGAACTCGGTTACAATTTACCCATGAACAAAAACCGCGCCCAATTAAAGTTCGCCAAGAGTGGCGATTAGTTGCGGATGTTTATGAAATACAACCACAGTCCTGCGTTCATATTGAAACGGATGGACCAGACAATACGATTCTCGTAGGAGAAGGCTTTATCCCATGTCTTTGACACCCGAAAAAGAAGCAACTATCTCAAAATTTATTGAGGAAAGAAAATCTTGGCCTAAACCAATGCTTGATTTGCTTACATGGCAAGTTAAATGGAAGTTACAAGCACTAACGCATCAACAAGAACCCGAAGATGGAGAATACGACACCTTCCTTATGCTTGCCGGTCGCGGATCGGGCAAGACGCACACTGCAAGTCATTGGATTGGCATTCGTGCTGCTACTTACGACAACACAAGATGGTTGGTCACAGCCCCTACCTCAAACGATATACGTGCAACTTGTTTTGAAGGAGACTCCGGACTTCTCAATATCATTCCCCGCTCACTTATACGCGATTACAACAAGTCCCTCTTTGAAATTACCCTCCACAACGGATCAATCATTCAAGGTATCCCAGCCTCCGAGCCAGAGCGCTATCGTGGTAAACAATATCATGGAGCCTGGTTTGATGAGCTGTGCGCCTTCGATTATATGGACGAAGCGTACGATGGTGTCCAGTTCACTTTGCGACTTAAAGACGCTAGAATCCCACGCGTCCAGCAAATCATCACCACAACCCCAAAGCCAAGGGAACTCATTGTCGACCTTGCCGAAGGAAAAGTCGGTGGCGACGTCTACATGGTCAACGCGTCGTCGTTTGACAACCGAGAAAACCTCTCAGAAACATTCTTCAAACAGCTAGAGACCTATGATGGCACCGACATGGGCCGTCAGGAGATCTATGGTGAAATCCTTGACCCCGAGTCAGCCGGTATTATCAAACGCAGTCAATTGCGAATTTGGCCCGCGACCAAACCAACGCCCGAGTTGGAGTATGTGATTGCGTCGTATGACCCAGCGACCTCAGCCAAAACAGCAAACGACCCGACGGCATGCGAAGTGTGGGGTGTGTTCCAGCAACTCGATGGTGGATTAGCAACAATCCTTTTAGATGCATGGGATGATCATCTGTCGTATCCTGAACTGCGTCGTAAAGTGATCGATGACTTTAAAGAAGTCGTGTACGGTGCGGACAACACATTCGCTAAGGGACGAAAAGCTGATTTGATACTGATGGAAGACAAATCAGCGGGTATCTCACTGATTCAAGAGCTCCAAGGTTCTGGTGTGCCGGTGCAAGGTTACAACCCCGGGCGCGCGGATAAAGTGCAGCGTCTTAATATCGTGGCACCTTTAGCAGCAAAAGGAAAAATCTTCATTCCAGAAGATCCCGAGAAAAAAGGAGAGGTCGCAACTTGGGCAAAACGGTTTGTGCGCCAGTTATGTTCATTTCCTGAAGCAAAAGGCCACGATGACTACGTTGACGCGTTTTCACAAGCTATGCGTATTTTGCGTGATAGCGGCTGGATTCAGCTTGATCCACTACCAATGCGTGATTATGACTACGCAGATGAGGATCCAAGAAAGCGTTTTGCCAATCCATACGCCCAATAGGGCGGAAACCCCTTAAATAGCGTATTAGTTAAAATAAGGACGTCCCCAATTCTCGTTGTTGCCATTTGGCAGCAACTCAAAACATAAAATCTATGGCAAATCCACAATTACCGATTCAAATGGGCTCAAATCTGCCCGGTCTTGACGACCGCGAAGAAGATGTGAAGCTCGCCGCTCAGCAAGATGCTGATATGGACGCGTATGAAGAAGCATTAGGTCTTGACTCAAACGAAGTTGAAGAAGAGGTTATTGAGCTTGATGATGGCTCAGTAGTTATTAACTTTAAAGAAAAAGAAAGCCCACTAAAAAATCCGGAGTTCTATGCTAACTTAGCAGAAGAGATGGATGAAGGCATCCTCCAAGAGCTTGCAGTAGAATATTTGGATTACATTGATGTCGATAAAGAAGCGCGTTCACAACGTGACAAACAGTACGAGGAAGGTCTCCGACGCACTGGTTTGGGTAAGGACGCTCCTGGTGGCGCTACTTTCGATGGTGCTTCTAAAGTCGTGCACCCCGTTATGGCAGAAGCCTGCGTTGACTTTGCAGCCTCCGCAGCAAAAGAACTTCTCCCATCCGACGGCATCGTCAAATCAAACATCAAAGGCAACGACGACAAATTTAAAGTCGAAGTAGCTGAACGCAAAGTAAACTTCCTTAACTGGCAGTTATCTGATCAAATTCCTGAGTATCGTGATGAGATGGAGCAATTGCTCACTCAGTTACCGCTTGGTGGTTCACAATTCCTCAAATGGCGTTGGGACGATGAGCAGTTCCGCCCAGCTTGCGAATGGGTGCCAATTGATAACATTATTCTTCCATATTCAACAACAAACTTCTACACATCACAACGTGTAGCAGAACAACAAGACATCACTCAAGATACTTATGAGCAGCGTATTGATTGCGGTTATTATCGCGACATTGAGGCAGCTCAGTATTCTAATGACGCACCGCTCACAGATCAAACTAAATCACAAGAAGCTAACGATAAGATTGAAGGCAAGTCTGAGCCATCTAAAAATATTGATGGATTGCGCCGCGTCTTTGAGATTACTTGCTTCATGCGTTTGGATGACGATCCACTTACCAATGGACGTCGCGCTCCATACATTTTAATCATTGACGAGTCCAGCAGCAAAGTGCTTGGCTTGTATCGTAACTGGGAGTCAGGCGATGATACGCTCGAAAAACTGGATTGGTATGTTGAGTTCAAATTCATTCCTTGGCGTGGTGCTTATGCTATTGGCCTCCCCCATCTTATTGGTGGGCTCTCTGCTGCTCTTACTGGTGCTTTACGTGCTCTGCTTGATGCTGCTCATATCAACAACTCTCAGACGATGCTTAAGCTCAAAACTGGACGAGTTTCTGGCCAGAGTGACCGAATTGAACCTACTCAAGTAATCGAAGTTGAATCAGGCCCTGGCGTGACTGACATTCGTCAGATTGCCATGCCAATGCCGTTTAATCCACCATCAAGCGTATTGTTTGATTTGTTAGGTTGGTTAACTGCTGCTGCTAAAGGTGTCGTTACTACTTCTGAAGAAAAGATTGCTGATGCAAACGCTAACACACCAGTTGGCACAACCCAAGCTCTGATTGAGCAAGGCGCTAAAGTATTTTCTTCTATCCATGCTCGTCTGCACCGCAGCCAAGCTAAGTCTCTTAACATTATTTCCCGTCTCAATAACTGGTACCTCAGTGAGATGGACAATCAGTCCGGTACAGAAATTCAAGTGCGCGACTTTGCGTACAACAATGACGTACGTCCGGTATCTGATCCTAACATTTTCTCTGAAACACAACGCTTAGCTCAAAACCAAGCGCTGCTTCAGATGGGCACAGCAGCAAACCAAACTTCTCCTGGAATGTTTGACATGCGCGCGGTATACAAACGCATTCTCAAACAATTAAAAGTTCCAGATGCAGAAGAAATTTTGCCTAACCCATTAGGTGCAAATGAATCTAACCCTGCGCTTGAAAACGTAGGCATGACTATGGGCAAACCGGCAGCGGCCTACCCAGACCAAGATCATATTGCGCACATTAAGATTCACTTAGAGTACGCAAACAATCCGGCCTACGGCGGCAACCCGGTCATTGGCCCAGTGTTTGCACCACAAGCATTGCAACATATCAAACAACACTTGACATTACACTATTTGCAATCTATGCGCAGCATGGTGGCAAATGCTTCGGGTGGTAAAGATGTACTTGAGTTACATCAAGAAAAACCGCTAGACAAAGAAGCACAACAAGCATTGGCTTTGGCATCGCAAGTGGTTAATCAGGACTCACAGCAAGAGTTAGGTCAATATGTACAACAAATCCAAGCATTAGCTCAGAAAGTTCAGCAAGCTCAGCAGCAACAAGCTCAGTCTGCCGCAATGAACGATCCTACTGCGGCGGCAATTGTGAAGACTCAAATGGCTGAGACAGAGCGCAAGACTGCAGAGTCTCAAGCTAAGCTCCAAGCTGAATTGCAAAAATCTCAACAAGAGTACCAGCTTAAAGTGGCGCAGCTACAACAACAAGTTGCTGAACTACAAGCTAAGTACAGCACTCAGACCAATATTGATAATCAGCGCAATGCTACCGATATTGCAATGGCAAACATCAACAATGCCGCTAAAGAGCGCGTTGCAATGATTAACGCTGGATCACAGCTTGATCAACAACAGCGTCAGTTAGAGCATGAACAGAACCTTTCTGCAATTGATGCCGTTCAGGCAGCTGATGCAGATATCCGCCAACATGGTTTGGCAATCCAGCAACAAGCCTTCCAGGCTCAAGCTGACCAAGTCGCGCAGCAAGCCGAAGCCCAAAAGCAAGCGGCATTAGCGCAACAACAGCATGAACAGCAATTGCAACAAAAAGGTTTTGATGCACAAAACCAAGCAATCCAAGCTGGGTTGCAACAACAAGCAGCAGAAACACCACAACCAACACCCCCACAAGGACAATAAAATGGCAATTAAAAAACAAGCTGGCGAATTAGGTTTTCGCCAAACTTACAAACAAACCGGTAACGAAGGTTACGGCGGCGGTCCTGGCGAAACAAATATCGACGCAGGTCCAGCAGGTTCACACCGCGATAACAACTGGAAGATTGGTGCAGCACAAAGCAAATTACGCAATGCTAAGCCAATTGGACCAGGTAAAAACCTAAAAGAAATCGACGGCGGCAACTTTTATTAATATTTGGGGCGGATTATTCCGCACCCACGTATTAGTTAGAATATGAAGGACTTTTTATCCGAAATAATCAGCCGCGTACGCAGCGAGATTCAGAGTCAAGCGGACACCGTCACCGCGGGCACTAACGTTAATTCATTTGACGATTACAAGCAATACGTCGGTAAAATTGAAGGCTTGCAATTAGCCCTTGAAATTATCAACGAAATTTTGACGGAAGACAGCGAAGAAGAGTCGTAAGACTTAAGAAAGGATTGCCGGATGGCAATTGATTTTAGTAGTAAAGACGAACCAGATTTACGTTCAGAGCAGGAATGCTTTCCAAACATAGATCCAGGTGTTGAAATTCTTGGAGACAGAGTACTGGTGCAATTGCGCAGGGAAAAAGTCACAAGTAAAGGCGGAATCATCCTTGTGGATGAAACCAGACAGACCTTACGTTTTAACGAAACAGTAGCTAAAGTAATCGGCATTGGTCCCTTGGCGTATAAAAGCCCAGATGACCTTACTCCATGGCCAGAAGGCCCTTGGTGTCAAGTTGGTGACTTGGTTCGTACAATTAAGTACGGCGGCGATCGTTTTGTAGTGCAACCCGATGATGAAGGCGCGCCTGTGGTGTTTATTACACTGCAAGCACGGGAAGTGATCTCTAAGATCAAATCATTTGAAGCTGCACAAAAAATGAAAGCGTTTGTAGATTAACTTTGTAGAAAGTAAAGAGATGGCAGATAATGAAAAAGATGTTCCAATTAAGGAACGTGACGATGGTTCAGTTTTAGCTAAGGTAGAAATGCCTGATGAAGTTGAAGACATTGAAGAAACAGTAGAAGTAGAAGCACCGACTGATGAGCGTACTGACGAAGAGCGCCAAGAAGACGAAGACGGCGAGCATGAAAATATGTCCGACGAAGACCGCGAAGCAATTCGCGAAGCACGTAGAGAAGAACGTAAACTCAAAAAAGAGTTAAAGAAACAACGTGATCTCTCGGCGCAAAACAAGATTAAAATGCTTGAGCGCCACAATGCAGAACTGGCAGAACGCCTTGCTAAGGTAGAAAATACCGCAGCATCTTATCAGTTTGCACAACTTGACAAGTCTATTGAAGACGAAGCAACCCGTGTTGAGTATGCAAAAATGAAGATGGTGCAAGCAGCCCAAACCGGCGATGTAAACGCTCAAATGGAATATTTGGAACAGTTGACAGAAGCTAAGCAACGTCTGCAACAAGTCCAACATTATAAAAAGCAGCAAGTGGAAGAGGCTAAGGCACCAAAGCAAAATGTGCCAACTCCTGTAAACAATGAAGTTCAAAAGAACGCTGAAAAGTGGCTCAAAAAGAACTCTTGGTACGATCCACATGCGCGAGATACCGATAGTAGAATTGCCAAAGTAATTGACCAAGAACTCGCAGCCGATGGTTGGGATCCTAGTGATTCTGAATATTGGGAAGAGTTAGAT